TTCAGGTGATCTACTTACATGCAATATCAATATCTCAGTCCTAACGAGTTGGAGCTAAAATGTCCGAGTGGGAAAAAGAGCAAGAAGCCTTCCTGATCAAGATCGGGCAGGTAGCACCATCAACACCAAAGCCAGTAACTACTAAGAAGGAAGAGGAATAATCTCATGGCTGTATTTCTAAACAACAAGGTCGGCGTGAAGATTAATTCAGTCGATCTTTCAGACCACGTTACAGCAGTAACACTTAACCGCACTTTCGACGAGCTCGAAGTGACAGCAATGGGCGATGGCGGACACAAGTTCGTTAAAGGCCTTGAGGCTTCATCAGTCACAATCGACTTCCTTAACGACACAGCAACAGCGAACGTCCTACAGACTTTGCAAGCTGCGTGGGGAACTAACGTCACAGTAGTCCTACTTCAGGAAAAGGGCACCGCAGTATCTGCGACTAACCCTCTCTACACAATGACATGCTTGATCAACGGCACAACCGATATCAATGGTTCAGTTGCTGATCTTGCAGTGCAGAGCCTGACATTTAACGTCTCAGGTACTACAGTAGTAGCCACTACAGGCACATTCTAAGAAACTAAACAAAGGGGCACAGCATGGCAAAGTTAATAGTCACACTAGCGGACAACAGCGTTACCGAAATCGAGATCACTCCTCGTCTTGAGTACGCGTTCGAGCTATATGCTAAAAAGGGATTTCACAAAGCGTTCCGCGATGATGAAAAGCAGTCAGATGTCTATTGGCTTGCATGGGAAGGCCTTCGGTTAAGTGGAGCCACAGTCAAGCCATTTGGCAATGATTTCCTCGACAGCCTTAAAAGCGTTGAGGTCGCAGAGTCAGACCCTTTGGCTTAGGCAGGGATAGCATCCACTATCTCATCGCTCGGTTGAGCATTGAGACGGCTATCCCTCCACAATCTTTAATTGATCTAGATTCATCGATGCTTCAGATGCTACTCAAGGCGCTGAAGGATAGAGCAAAGGAGCAGGCAGATGCCTACAGAGCTAAAAGGCGCTAGTGCGCTTCGCAAGGCTCTCAAGCAATTCTCGCCTGACCTTGACAAAGACACTCGTGATGAGATGGTCGGATTCCTTAAACCAGTAGTAAAAAAGGCTAGAGGATTTCTTCCATCTAACGCAGAGGCTCCATCTGGATTCGTAAAGCATGAAGTAAAGACCGCCAAGTTCCCGATGTATGATGCGGCTGAGGCACGTCGAGGCATTGGATACAAGCTCACACCTACCAAGCCTAATCGCCAGGGATGGGTGCAGTCCGTATCGATCCATAACAAGACGGCGGCAGGCGCAATCGTTGAGACTGCTGGTCGCAAGTCTGGAATGACTGGCAACTTCTCACCAAGATTTCAAGGTTCATTTGCTGGCCGTAACAAGATGCAAGGTCGTGCAATGTTTAAGGCTTACGACCAGGATCAAGGCAAGGCCAAGCTTGGAGTTATCCGAGCCCTAGAGAAGGCCGCCGCTAAGTTTAACGCGAAAGGCAATAACAATGGCTGAGTTACGGATTCCGATTGTCGTCGAAAATAAAGGCAAGAAAGCACTTGGCGACACGAGCAAAAGCGTTAGCGCCCTTGATAAGGGAGTAAAGCGATTAGGCAAAAGTCTCCTCGCAGTATTCGGGGCACAGCAGCTTCTTAAATTCGCTAAGAACGCATCGAAGGCATTTATCGAAGATGAAAAGGCGGCCAATCGCCTTGCACTAGCCGTTAAGAATCTAGGCCTAGAGTTCGAGACTCCACGCATCGAGCGTTATATTTCTGATCTATCAAGGATGTCTGGCGTTACCGATGATCAATTACGTCCAGCGATGCAGCGTTTATTGCAGACTACTGGCTCAGTTACTAAGGCTCAGGAATTACTTACTCAGGCCACGGACATCGCCGCCGGGTCTGGCGTTGATTATGAAACAGTCGTAAGCGATTTAAGTGCCGCTTATGTAGGTCAGACTCGTGGACTTCGCAAGTATTCGCTAGGACTTTCTCAAGCTGAACTAAAGACCATGAAGTTCACGGATGTTCAGGAACGACTTAATAAACAATTCTCTGGCGCCAATGCAGAATTTCTAACAACTTATGCAGGTAAGTTGCAACTCATCACAACTGCAGCAGGCGAGGCAAGCGAGAAGATCGGTGGAGCGCTTGTCGAGTCCCTCGTGTCAGTATTCGCGGCAGGCGACACAACAAAATTCGTAAACCAGATTGATACCCTTGCAACCAAGATTGCAGATACAGTCTCAGCAGTAGTATTCGGATTCCAGAAGTTATACGTTCTCACTAGCGATCGTGCCATCCTTGCTAGTTTTAATCCTTTTGACGACTATGAAAAGAATGCTCTAGCCGCCATCGAGGCAGCAGAGAAGGCGGCCAAGTTTAGACGTAACATGCCATCAAGCGGCTACCTGGGTTCACAACCTATGGGTATCTATGAAACATCTGCGCAGATTGCAGCTCGTAAGAATGCAGAAGCGGCGGCAGCCAAGCGCGCCCGTGAGTTAGCAGCACTTCAGAAGAAGACCCTTGATACTCAGAAAAAGTCATTAGCCTTACAGAAGGCATCGAAGACTCTCAACCTTGAAGCCATCGGTATCGAAGCAGCTCTTAAAGGTCAGATCAGCGAAACCGATCGCCTATCTCTAAACTTGCAAAAAGCTTTGCTTGATGGCAATGCAACCCTAGCCACAAGCATCTCGGATCAACTTGATGCAGCTATCAAGCGCAATAACGAGTTACGTCTAGCCTTGCTTGCTACTCCTAAAGCACCAAATCCTTTCTCGGAATGGTCAGTTCCTAAACTTGATTTTGGTGGGAACATGTTAGGCACACCCGTACCAAATTTCGTACCACCTGCCTATGCAATGCCTCCAACCTTCGGGCAACAAGGTGGCTTGCCTGCTGGCGTCGTTGCAGGAGTCAATCCAGCCCCTGTCGTCAATGTCAAAGTTGAGGTTGCAGGAGAAGCAGTAGCGGCAGTTATCACGCAACAGCAGACCAATCAATCTCTTTCAGGCTCATTTATCGGCGTAAATCGTACGGCTAGATTCGGAACGAGGGTAGACGAAGGATGACCCTTCCAGCCACTATTTCGGTTTCCTTTGACTTTAGCCAGGGTGCTACATTCGGGTATAACGGCTTCATCATTGGCGACGCGATAAATGGCGTCATAGGCACATCTCAGTTTGCAGCCAGTGCAGTCCCAGAGCCTGTGGTCGATCTAAGTAGCGTTACTCGTCAAATTACAATTAGACGTGGCCGCAATATCATGCGCGATACCTATGAAGCTGGCAATTGCACAGTTAGAGTCTTAGACCCTGATTCTAACTTCAACCCTCAAAATACATCAAGTCCTTACTTTGGCTTCCTGACTCCATTGCGTAAAATCCGTGTGGCTGCAACTACTGCAACTGCGCAGGAATTCTTATTTTCAGGTTATGTGCAAGATTACAAATACTATTATCCTCAAGGGCAGGAGACAGGATACGTCGATATTCTTTGCTCTGACGCTTTTCGTCTATTGGCTATGGCTAACGTCTCGACGATTGCAGATTCCGGGGCTGGTCAGACTACTGGGACGCGAATTAATAAGATTCTTGATCAAGTGGATTTTCCTGCGACTTTGCGTGCCATCGACACAGGCTCAACGACCTGCCAAGCTGATCCAGCAACAAATCGCTCCAGTCTTTCGGCAATTCAAGTAGCAGAATTTACAGAGCAGGGAGCCTTCTTTGTCTTGCCCAATGGAGAAGTTGAGTTTAAGGATCGAGCCGATGTAGTTGGGTCTCTAGCCGCGACACCAATCGAGTTTAATCAGACTACTGGCATTCCTTATGCCGATCTTAAGTTCGCCTTTGATGACAAGCTCATCATCAATAGCGCGTCAATGATTCGAGTAGGTGGCACTCAGGTCACAGCTAGTGATTCTGACTCCATTGCTAAATACTTCCCTCATGGAATGAACGTAGACAATCTCATCGCACAGACAGATGCTCAAGTGCAGGACATCGCTGATATTTACGTTGCAACGCGTAAAGAGACCACAATCCGCATCGATGCCATGACTGTCGATCTACTAGATACAGATGTACCGACTGACACCATGATCGGTCTAGATTATTTTGATAACGTCAAGATCACTAACGTTCAGCCAGACGGCTCAACAATCGTTA